TTCTGTATTCACAAAGGATTGTGCGTCTTGGAAGCCTGCTAGCTCAATCATTCTTGTTAGGGTGTTAGCATATTGTTGCATTGACACTAGAGGATTCTGTGGCCCTAGCGTTTGCATGATTTGTTCTTGCTTTGAAGCCAAGCCAGTTAAGACTTGGAACTTCTCTTCGTCTGATGATTTGGATATAGCTACATTGACTACCATATCCTTGTCTGTGTCCCAATATCTTGGGTCTACAGGTATAAATTTACCGTTTAATCTAAAGACATCTTGTGCTTCTTGGTGTTTGATTACCAAGTTATTAACTGTTTTAAACATGGTTTTTAGACCACCTTCAGCAAAATGTCTGCATATAAGTTCTATTCTACCTTGCGCACCGCTCATGGTAGCGGTTACAGCTGCGGAGGTTGTAGATTGTAATGCTTCTGCGTTTAATCCCGCACTAGCTTTAGATACACCAGTTCTATTTTCTTTAGCGTCATCTAAATATCCAAGAACTGGGAAAGCTTCTTTACCGACAAAAGGTATTGCAAATGGTTGTACCATTCCTGGCGCTCTCATTCTTATTGGCTGACCAATATCTGTATTGAGTACATCATCTATATTTACTTGACCCTCAACAACTCCCATTCTTGGGAAGATTGAATGACCAAGAGAATCTAGGGTGTCTCTCATTATCTGAGATTTAGCTGCTTGGATTGGTTTTAAGTAATCAGCAGGACAAGATCCTATTGCTGTGTGTGGCTCTGGGTCAGGACAGAACATACATATTGGTAGTTCGTCTAGTGGTTCTACGTTCAGTACCTCTAAGCCATTACCTGCTGTGCAAACTTTGATTCGCTCATCAATACCATCATCATCATAGTCGTAATATAAGTAATGCTCTACATATAATACATCCTTACCACCAGCATCGTTTCTATCTGGGTAGACCATATTATCAAATGGGTTTCTTGCTTCTTGTTCTTCGTAGCTTTCTGGGTCAAGTGCGCTACCGCCATAACCTGCATATTGTTCTATCTCTTCTTGGTCGTAGCCCATAGCAACTAAATCAGATACAGATTTAATCATTCTATGCGCAACGTAAGAAGCAGTTTCTATACTGCGCGCGTGCCTTGATATAAGCACTTCTTCTGGCGGTACAGACTCAATACATACTTGGTCTTTTGGTTTTAATCTTCTAATAGTTAAATCATAACTTGCTGGTATTTCTTGTACTACCTCTTCACCGCTTACAGGGTCCATGGTTATGATTGTTTCGTTGGTTACTGATTCTTCTACTACCTCAACATTTTTATCTAGTATTAATGCTTGATAGGATTGTGGGTCTATGTTGGTGTATTCATGTGTAGTGGCGTTGACTGAGTCATCCCAAAAAACTTTTACAAAACCAGTCTTTCTAACTAACGCATCTTTAAAAACATCATATAAAACTTGAAAGCCAGGATTCTTTTGTTGTATGACATAATTAATATAATCTGTTTGTTGTTGTGCAACGTCTATATCTTCTGGTCCTTTGGGTACAAACTCTACAATCTTCTTAGTACCAAAGAAAGTACGCATAATGGACGGCAACATAAATAAAACACTTTCTCTTACATCTGTAGAAACAAACTCTGACTGCATAGAGCTAGTACCTTCTGGCTCAGTACCAAGATAATATTCTGTCGATTCAGCTCTTTCTGCGCCTACTTGGTGTATGAAATCTTTAGCATCATCCATTTCAGACTTAATCACGCCTACAAGATCAATCATATCTGTCTCTTCTTGAACGACTGCTTTAATTTCTTCTTCGTTGTATTTTTTTGCCATACTTTATCCTATTCTAATTATTTTAGATTTGAGCGGTTGTCTGAAATTATAACCTAAAAAGCTAGTGCTTCCACCAAAACTTGCAGCCGAGGATGCCATCGTCAGCGCGAGCGCATCCGCCTTGTCTGGAGATTTAATTCCACGCTTACGCATTTCGTCTTTGCTCTCGATTTTTATTTTACCTGTAGACGTATATTTATACAAAGGCGATGCTAGTTCTGCAACTAACTCATCATCGTGCGGAATCCTGCAATCTCTTTGCACCAACCAGTCTTTAATAGCAAACCATAATTCCGCGCGCAAGTTTAAATAATTCTTCTTACTCGCTGGCGCCTCCGCGACATTTACTCCGCGCACTGGTAAATTCTGCTCGGCAAGTCTATCCACCACGCCTGCGCCCAAACCAATCACATCAATTAATATTTCTTGCGGTCTTTCGATTGCAGTAGACTCATCATACATATTCTTAATCACACCACATAATTGCATCAAATCCATGGACTTAAACGACTTAATACTCATCACATGGTTACCCTGCCTCACACATAGCGCAGAGTTATCTCCGCCAAACCTAGCGACATCCAAGCCCCATATTATCGGTGCGTTAGCTGCAAGAGAGACATCCCTATCAACCGCTGCTTTAACTAGCCCCATTGGTATGACGGTATCATCGTCTGCGGATGGAAACTCGCCCATCACCTCCACGCGCGCGACTGTGGAATCTTCGCCGTACTGCTCAATCATCGTTTGAAAAAGCTTTTGGTCTGTGCCTTCGACCGTGCGCGAGTCAATCTGCTCGTTCTTCCAGAATGATTGCTTAGAGTTAAAGCTGTCGTAGAATGGGCCTGTGTTTCGGCGCGGGTTGGAGAAAGTAAACCAATAGCGGTCGCGCGTGGGTTCGGAGAAGAAACCTTCGCTGACTGAGTATATGGGCGCGGGAATACCTGATGCCTCATCCATGATTAAGCAAACTCCGTAGGAGGAATGAATACCAGCGAAAGCGTCTGGATTCTCTTCGCTCCATAGTTGCGCCTGCGCGTAATAATAACCAGTGTCAATCTTTAGGTCGTTTATTAACGCATCTTCAAACCATTGCGCTGGTTTAATCGTGGTAGCTGTCTTGGTAAACCAATGAGAGTTAATAGATAGTGTTAGCCACTTACCTAACTCCGCCCATGTTCTTGAACGAAGCTGTTGCTCGGTGTTAGCAGTTACGATTATGGTAGAACCAAGCCTGGTAGATAACATCCATATTATGATCCATGCGACAAGTGCGGACTTACCAATACCACGACCTGATGCTACGGCTAGTCTAAACATCTCTGGTAAATCTAATACATTGTTTCGCTCAATGTGTATTGCCATTTCTCGTAAAATTTTTTCCTGCCACTTTCTTGGTCCTTTGAAATCTTCGAGGGGGGTGTCCTTCTGTCCCCATGGGAATACATACTTAACAAAGTTTACTGGGTTATCTTTAATTGGTCCTGACCATAGTTCGGTCATCAATTCCTTTTCTAGTTTTACGCCGTATTTCATATTAAAAAAAAATTAAAAAATTTTAGTTGAGTAGTTATACATATATCACCACCGCCACGCAACGAAAGGGGGGGTCAAATGCGATTTATTGAGAGTATCTTGCATTAGTTAAAAAGGGAGTAATAAAAACTATTGCCCCGCACCCGCCCCACCCTATATTTATTCATTAACGCCCTCGCCCTCGCTCTCGCTTGCTCTCGGCGTGCGTGCGCGTTTAGGTAGCGCGTGCGCTGGCGCGTGTTCTATTATCCTGGCGCGTGCGTCGGTGAGAACATTTTTAAGATCTAGGTTGTAATTAACTTCTTGACGGTCAGCCCAGTTGTCTGGATCTCTATTTTTTAAGAAAAATATCGCGCTTGTTTCTTTGCCGTCCATTGCATTTTGAAACACTTTGTTAGCTACAAGTTGGACTGCTTTGTATTTTCCTCTTTTTATAGCCTCTGCAAATTGCTCGTTTCTTTTCTTTTCTCTGGTAATTGTTGAGATGTTTACATTGAGCAAAGTAGCGATTTGGCTTTCATTTAAGCCATCGCCAGACCATTGCGATATTTGTTTGTACTCGTCCTCGGTTAGTTGGGCGAGCTTTCTTTTTCTGCCTGGTTTTCCCTTTTCCATGCTTTATTTTAGGGTATTTTGCACATTTTAGGTAAATAATTGCACTTTTTTAACTATATAGTGTTGCATTTTGTGTGTAAATGTAGATAATGGGTATTGTAAGGCAATAAAGTTTTACATACTTTGGAGAAGTAATATGACAAGAAAACATTTTATAAAACTAGCAGAATTAATAAAAGACAATGGCAGAATGGCTAATGTTAGAAATAGCCCAATGTTTGTTATAGAACAAGCAGAATTCATAAATGGTCTTTGTGATTTCTTAAAACAAGAAAACCCAAATTTTGATGAAGTAAAATTTAGAGAAGCAACAGGGCAAATTGTAGGAATGTAAACCAACCCCAACCAAACAAGCCCGCTTTATGTGGGCTTTTTGGGTAGAAGCCTAGCAATAATGCGAAGCTGTTATAAATGGAGAAGATAACAATGAACTATAAAAAACAAGAAATACAAGAACACTTTAATGATTCTATTATCAATTACGATAAAGAATGGATTGAGAATAACCAAGATGATTTACACCATGAAATCTTTAATACTGATTATTACATTATTGGATCTTATAAAGCTACTCAATGGCTAGGCGATCAAGTCTTTAATATTATTGACTTTATAAAAGAATATGAGCAAATGAACTTTGGCGAAGTTTTCACAGACTTTAGCGACCCAGAAAGAATAGTTAATATGTATGTATATATTATAGGCGAGGAAATCGTCTGGGATTATATGCAAGAACAAGAAGTGGCGTAATGAAATATAAAATAATAATAAACAATGGAACTCTTAAAGGCTTTATAGCCTTTAAGGGATCATGCCTTGCAACCATGCAAGATAAATTTAAACGCCTACAGAATCAAGGGCATAAATTAAAACTTATAAGGGGTAAATAATGAGTAATACAATATTAAACAAAGCAAAAGATACTTTCATTCAAGAACAAGTAGAAGATAGTTTTAATGATTATAAATTTATAATGAGTGTTTTATATGACCACTTTAAAAACGAAGTGAATAAAATGTCTGAAAAAGAATTTAAAGACTATTTAGAAAATGAACTTGGGTACTCAGAAGAAATGATAAGTAATTTATTCAAATTAGAGGCGTTGCAACCGTGAGCATACCAAAAACAAGAACACACAAAAGCGTAATAGGACAACTACGCAAGAAGTACGGCCTAAAAGATAACACGCCAATACACAAGGTAGAACAAATAATGACACCAGAGGACTGGCAATCGTTTAGCGAAGCGCTTACCTTTCCTAATGGTAAACCATCACAAAGGGGGAAATAATGAAACGATATAAACCAATAACTTTCGGCATGGCT